TCATCCGCTTCCTTACGTTGTCGGTTAAGACTGTCATCAAACCGTTTTTCAATATTAAATAGTTCCGTTTGAAATGCTTTTTGTGCTGCAAATTCTTTTTGGTTAGCTTGGCTTTTTAGCGCGGCTTCCCTTGCAATACCTTCTGCGCGTGCGGTACGGGCTTGAGCAGAAATAGGCCCAATAGGGTCTGTGTATTGAGTAGTACCACGGTTAAAGGCACCTCGCATATAGGCGCCTGACATTGTGGTGGCAGCGCCCCGTTGCGTGGGGGCAGCTGCTGCGGCGTTATAAGCTTTAAGGGCTGCTGTGGCTCCTGTACGGTTTGCAATTTCTTGCTCTATAAGCCTGTTCTGCCTTTCTCTAGCTGCGTTGGCATTACCTAGGGCAGTAACGTAGTTGTTTACTGCTTTAGTTTCCTGTGGAGTTGCCGCCGCTACTTTGCTTAAAGCTTTTTCAGCTAAATTTAACTGCTGTGAGTAGTTTTTTATACTTTGGGCTAAACCACCGAAAGTAGTCGATTGTTTTTTATTAATCTCATCAATTTTAAAATTAGTTCCTTCAAGCCTCTTTTGAAGCTTAGTAAGCGCTTCTACACCTTTTACGCCTATTTCAATTTCAGCTCTGTATGCCACGATCCACAGCTGGTACGTCGCTTTCTATTCTAGGCGCAGAATAGGTTACCTTCGGCGGCGAGCTTTTTCCATTTGTTTTTCCTGCTCTTCGTTGATGATCTGGAAGTAGGCGCTCCAGCCAATCAATTCCTCGGGCGTCATCGTGGTGCGGACTTCGGTCAAGCTCATGCCAAGCTCCTTGGCGACGCCAAATTGCAGCATGAGCCAGTTGTCTTTGCGAAGTTCCGCAACTAGGATTTTGGGTCCATTGGCTCTTCGTCTTCGTCAGCAAGAATGGCCAGCATCAAAGACTGCAGATCGCTGTCCTTGACTTCGTTTTTCAAAATATCGGTTTCACCGGCAGAGAAAAGCTTGGCGCCGTTTTCGTCCTGTGCCTTGCCAATCAGCAGTTGTAGTGCGAACGCTCCAGCGTCGTCAGACTTGGCTTGCTTTTGGGCGCGTTCACGTTCAGCCATGGTTAGCGGGCTGATCCACATTTCAAATGTGGTGCCGTCAGACAGTTTAACCTTGCGCTTGCTTGGCTGGAGATTTGCTGCTTTACGCAGCCGATCAATGGCGCGGTTAGATCCAGCGGGCATGATTTGTGCTTGACTATAAATTAACTATAGCGTAGCGCAATAAAAAACCCCAGTATTACCGGGGCTATGTATTTACTTAAGTAGCACTTTATCAGCTCTGGCTGAAGTCGAAGCTTGGAGTGCCGGATGGACGGAAGCTTACGCTTACAGACTGTGCGTCGTCAGGGGTGACGTTCATGCTGGCAGAAGTCAGCACTGCTTCAAACTCGATGGAACGGCTTGCGGCCTCGTTTACTGAACCGCTGCTGAACACTTGATCGGTGTAAAGCTTAAAGGCAGCACCAGTCTGGTTGCGCTGAAGCACGTCCTCGATCATGCGGTTGCTGAGGGAAGCGTCTTCGTCGGTCATGTAGACCGTTGCGCTGCCCGTACCATCGCCGAAGCCGGAGATGTAGCTGCGGAATGGAACGTACTGACCAGGGGTTTGGCCGATGGTGGTTACATCGATTTCGGCCCGATTGATCTCAAAACTCCAGTCGCGGACCTGTCCGACTACCGCAAATTCGGCGTAAGCAACCTGGAAAGCGTTGGGGCTAACAGCTGTGCCGTCGTCGGTGATGTCGAGTGCCGATCCGCCCAAGGTTGCGGACACCTGTAGCACTCCGGTGCTAGCGGTGTAAGCAATAACGTAATAGGTGGTTGAAGCACTGATTCCTGCAGGAAGTGTGCCTGTGCCTGTGCCACCAGTTTGAGTGTTGATCACACTAAACTGCACCGGATCACCTACTTTCAAATTCAAGTAGGTTGCAACAGTAATGGTCTCTGCGCTGGTGTCGACGTTAGACTCGGCAAAACTGCTGGTTGTTCCAGCGGGCTTGTAGTAAAGGGCACCTGAGGTGCCGGAAAGAACGGTGGTTGCCATTGGGCGTACCAGGGAATAAGGGTCTCCGCGGGCACTGCCCGGCTTCTTACAGGTTAGCGACTATTTAAGTCAGCACAGTTGCTACATAGCCTGTGTCAATGCGGCCTACAAAATGTGGTGATTCATCAGTAGCTGAAAAACTTGGGCCATTTATTTCACCCACTTTTACGAATACACCTGTAGTAGTTTTGGATGTGTCATTAATGGTCTCTAATACGTTTACCGCGGTTGTTACCAGCTCTTGATTGCGGGCCGGACCGCGGCCTTTTTCTGTAAACAAACGGATTACTAACGCGCCACGGGCATTATCAACGCTAGAAGTCAGCGTTGGTTCGTTCGTTAGGCCAAACGTGATGTTGACGCGGACGTACTCGGTGGTTGTATTTGGTGGTACGGCAGTGATGTTGTCAAAGTACACCGGTACTGCGGGGGATAGGCTGTTAAACGCCGTCAGTAGCGGGTTCTCCATTGATGCCCGGATCGCTTGGTAGTTCATTGCAGTCCTTTAAACAGGTCATCCATTTCAATTCTGACGGCGCGGTCTAGTTTGCCCCCTTCTACATAACTAGCAAACCAATCAAGATCGGCAGTGGCGCTGGATTCGCTATCTGGATTTCCTCCGCCGACATAGCCTCGGTAGGAAGGCTGCTGGCGACCGCCATCACCTTCACGAAATTTACTTCGGCCCAGTTGAGTTTGTGGGAAAGGTTGGCCTGGGGGCCGGATAAAAGCACTTTCGACTAAATCCGTGGCCTCAGCTGCGTATTCTGCAAAGTTTGAAATAGTAAAAACAACTTTGTCCTTTGTAAATACACTTTTTGCTACTTGGGGGCCTGTTACAGCTGGCGTAAAAATGGGTCTTGGTTCGCCAGCTTGACCATCACCCTTAGAACTACCTATACCACCTAAAGGGCTTTCAATCTGCCAAGAATTTGAAAATTTACCGCTCCAGCTTGGACCCTCCTGTTGAAGTTCACGCACTGTGCGTTCTGCAGCAGCTTTTGGACCGTTAAATACCGTAGTCGCAGCTACCCGGTCCAGTTCTTTTAAAAGTTTAAATAAACCGTTCTTAGCCATTACTGTGGCCTCACGATCAAAGTGTGGTATATGGGCTTGTCACCACGATAGGTCAGTATGTTGATGATCTTGGCTTCGCGGGTTTCGCCTGCCTGCGGGTACTGCACACGGTCCGCTTCTGTTGGGTAATAATCGCCAAGTTCTGCCGTACCAATCAAGATTTTTACGTCCGTGCTTTGGTACAAGCCTTCGGATTCGCGTGGCGTAAGGCGGCTAATAATGCCTCGTACCGTGACATTGGTGTCCGCCCCAGTCACAGCCCCTGTGGTTGGGTCGTAGGCGCGGGGTGTAGTGGTCTTGATGTACGTGATGTCCTGGCCCCAGTCGTTAAAGATCTGGGCTGGAATCGGTGAAAAGGTGTCGTCTATTTTTGACATTTCATCCTCTAACAACGCGCACTTGATAACCCCCAGAACCGCCCAGGGTGAAGGCTCCAAGGTAAGACTGTAACCAGGGGTAGACATCAAAAATGTTGTTCACAGATCCAGTTGCCTGGCTATCTGTGTTGTACTTCACCTTTAGTTCGCCTAGCTCGACTTCTTCATATAAACCTTCGGTTCCGGTGTTACCGGTGACGGCATCCGTGTCGTTTGCTAAAGCACGCGCCAGCTCGTAGGTGGCATATTTGATGTCAGACGGGATTGCGGAACACGTTAGTTCCACCCGGTCGACGTGGTAATTGTTGCGCGGCCAGCTCAGGGCTTGGCCGTTACTGCAACGGTCGCCGTAAAAATTAAGTACGTCGATCCAGCGGGTTGCGCTGATGATGGCGCGGTTTTTTTGGTCGTCAGTTTTATCGTCCCAGGTTGAAGAACTTGGAACGGTCTCGAAGTAGGCGTTTGCTTCCGCCAGCGTTACAAAGCTGTTGGAACTTTCGCCCTTCAATGTGGCATCGATTGTTGCGGCCACAAGACTGCAGAAATACTTTCTTTGATTTTAGCCCAATAAAAAACCCCGCCGAAGCGGGGCAGTATCAGCTTGTGCTGGACGTATCAGGCGATTGCGCTGGTGTCCAGTGGGCTGTTGACGATCACCTCGACCATTGGGATTAGGTCGATGTCGTAGGTGGCAGACCACTTGTTAGCGGTGGCCAGGTTGCCGTTGGTGGGGTTGTCACCAGCGTCGGTCCACTTGGTGCCCATCACGTGATAGGCGGTGTGGTAGTCCACAGAAAGTACGTCTTGCTTCGAGAGCACGTTGCGGTCTGCTTCAATACGCAGATCCTGCTGGACGCCTTCCAGAACTGAACCACCCTTCATCAGGAAGCAGCGGAACTCCTTGACGTGGGTTGATGTGCCAGGGATCACAGTGTTGACCTGTGGGTCCATGATCACGTTGCAGCCAGCAAATTCGCCGATGCTACGAGCACCGACGCCTACGCCGCCACCGCCCCAAGTCACTGCGCCAGAAGCGGCCAGTGCAGAGGTGCTGAAGGTAAGAAGGCCAACCTGATACAGGTAGAAACCAACGGATGGGTGGACAATCAAGGTGTCCAGCTCATCGCCACGCTCGCCAAGGGCAGCGCGGGCTTCAGCCAATGTGGCTGCAGTCAGGTAGTTGGCTTCGGCTTCGCCTGAAGTTGCTGCAACTGCCTTGTCCAATGAATGGGAAGACAATGCTGTGCCAAACAAACCAGCAAGCTGGGAGAACAGGCGTGCGCTGTTCAGCTTGTTGATTGCATCGGCAAGCTGGTTGCGGATGTGAAGCATTGGGTCTTCGCCCGCTGCCAACATTGCAACGTCATCCACTGCATACGCGAAACCGCGGTGGCAGATGGAAGCAATCTGGGTGCCGGTTCCAATCTTCTGTGGAGTTAGGTAGCCAGCGGAGCTGCTGCCCCACGTAGCTGTCCCGTCCATGATCTCTTCTGTTGGAGATACTGGATT